TGGAGGTTTAGCTCAGTTGGGAGAGCATCTGCCTTACAAGCAGAGGGTCAGCGGTTCGAGCCCGTTAACCTCCACCATTTTTTTGCCGACTTAGCTCAACTGGTAGAGCAACTGACTTGTAATCAGTAGGTTGGGGGTTCAAGTCCTCTAGTCGGCACCATTAGTGACTCGCTAGCTCAGATGGCAGAGCATCTGACTTTTAATCAGAGGGTCAGGGGTTCAAATCCCCTGCGAGTCACCATCTTGATGCGGGTGTGGTGAAATTGGCAGACACGCTAGACTTAGGATCTAGTGCTTCGGCGTGCAGGTTCAAGTCCTGTCACCCGCACCATAAGAAAATTACCTCGATATAATCGAGGTTTTTTTGTTTATATATTTATAATGGACTAAAAATGGACTAAAATTTATTTGTTGTTCATGATGTTTAATAGTTTATCATCATCATTTGGCATCATATGTGCATAAACTTGTAAAGTTATAGTTGGACTTGAATGTCCAAGTCTTTTCGATATGGCCAGAATGAGGTTTTGATCATTTGGCATGTTATTAATAAGATAACTTGCATGACTATGTCTAAAATCATGTATTCTTATTTGTTTCACATTTGCTATCTTACAATATTCATTTTTCTTTCTTTCAATTGTTGTATCACTAAGAGGCTTCTCTAGACCGAATACAAAGCAATTATCGTTGAATCCTTCTATTTCTTTATTGCATTCATAAAGCCTCTGTATTAAGTTAATTAGCTGATCTGGGAGAGGTATGTTTCTATTTGAACCTGGTGTTTTTGGTGTTGTTATTTCATAGGGTTGACCTTTAATTTTTTGATTTATTGTTTTTCTTATCTTTACAGTCTTGAAGCCAGATGTAAAATCATTCCAGTTTAACGCTAAGGCTTCTCCACGCCTACATCCAGTCCAATATAAGAAATTGAATAGTGTTTTATATTCTAGATCATCAATAACATTATCGAACTGCTCGAATTCTTCAAGAGTCCAAAATAGCATTTCTTTTTTTTGCTCTTTTGGGTCTTTGAAATTTCCTTCAAGTTTTAGACAATTGTTTTCTGTTCCGTAGTACTTTTCAGAAAAATTAAAGATAGTTGATAACATGATGAAAATATCTCTTTTGTATCTTAATGAAAGATTCTTTGCATTCATTTCATCTTTCCATTTTCTGATATGTATTGGCTTGATATCATTAATTATCATATTATTAAAATAAGGTCTAATATGCTTGTTGGTTTTATTTACTAGAGAATTGTACGATGACTTTTTCATTTCTTTTTTCTTCTGTGAAAAATACTCATCAATTAATCTAGACATGAGGACGTTTCCTTTTTGTTCGGCAAGAAAGTTTTTTAGAAATTCAGACTCTGCAAATTTGGCTTCTTGCTTTGTTCTGAATCCACGTCTTTTATAATCTTTATACTTATTTGTTATTGGATCTTTATATTTTCCGTAAAAATACCATTTTTTAGTTTTCTCATCTTTTCTTACAGCCATAATAAATCACGCTCCTTCATTTATATTTGCCTTGAACGTGCTTTATGCGTTAAAATAAAGTACGTAAAAGGACTTTATGTGATAGTTTCTTTTATATGAGGTATTGGTAGTACCTCAATCTTACTCTCCTGTTGGTAGCAGGGGAGTTTTTTATTGTTTATATCAAAAATCCATTAATTTCAATTTTACCAAAATCATAAAATGGGTTGTCTTTTAAAAACTTTTAGATATAATAATAATGTAATAAGTAATCCGTGATGGATAAAGCAGGGTTCCCGAATGGGAGTAGGATAGAATAATATCTTAGAATTCTCTAGCTCTGGGGATTACTTTTTTTAAACTCATTTATTGCAATCTCTATATAATTGAGTACGTAAAAGGACTTTATGTGATAGTTTCTTTTATAGTGATGTTGGAGCATCACATTATCCGCATCCTAGTTGGCGCTAGGGTGCTTTTTTATAAAAAGAAAAGGAACCTCTAACGAGATTCCTTCAATGGCGCTAGGCCGTTGTGTAAATAACAATAGCGTATAGCTCTTGTTCAATTAGATGTTATCACACAAAGCGGCTATTGTCAAACCTCGTTATTATATCTTTGCTATTTATCATTGATGAATAATTCTTTTATTTTATTATCAACTTTGCTAATGCTGTATATAATTCTCTAGTAATATTTAATAATTGCGGATAAACCTGTTTCGAAACAAAATTTCCTATATCTAAATAGTAAGGTTTTTCTTTGGAACTTAGTGGTATGACAGTCAAGACACCATTATTAGGGGAGTCTTTCTTTGTTATTACAATTGCAAAATGTTTGCCACGTAATTCACTACCCATAGAAGGACTAAAGTCAATCAATACAATCTGTCCACGTTTGTATCTTTGATATTTCATTTTCTTTTCTTGCATATAATTTATAATCCTCCTATCAATTTATATTACATCACTTTGGAAAGCGACCGCTCTTCCAATAACCCTAACTTGATTCAACTGCTCTCCAGTAAGGATTATATCCTGATACTTTGGATTCTCAGGCTTTAGAATAACTAAATTCTGTTCACGATAATAGAAGAATCTTTTTAGTGTAGCCTCATCATCTATGATTACTACAGCAATCTCTCCGTTCTCTACTATGTCAGTTTTCTTCACAAAGACAATATCACCGTCATGGATCCTTGCATTTATCATACTGTCGCCCTGACATTGGAGACAGAAATCAGCACCAATATCAGTGCCGACCATTATATAACTTTCTCTGTCTTCATCTGCAAAGATAGGCTCACCACATGCTACCTTTCCAAGAAAAGGTAGTTTTATTTTGTCTAGTTTATAGATGTTGTTACAGTTAATTGCTTCTTCTTTGGTTTCGTTGTTTTCCATTTCTACGTCATACCCTAATAACCATGTTGGGTCAACGTTTAAAGCCTGACTCATTAGATATAGTCGTTCATCTTTTGGTTTTGCATATCCACTCATGTATTGAGAAATGGATGATTTAGGAATATTCGTCTTATTAGACAGTTCTTTTGGAGTCATATTTCTAATTCTTAAAGCAGAGGTTAATCTATCTTTAATATCAGCATTAGGTCTCATATACATCATCTCCTTTCTATTTATATTATATATAGGGTTTGTAAACCAATCAATAAAAAGGTTTAATTAAATTAAACAAAAATATTGACTAAGTAGTTTAAAAATGTTAAACTAGTATCAGAAAGGAGGTAATGAAGTGGATGATTTGGAAAAGAAAATAAAAAAGCTGAGAAAATTGGTAGCACAATTAACTCAGCTCGTTTGGGACATAGGTTCGCTCCTAGCAGTCCTTAAGTTTATAATAGAAAGTCTTAGATGACTTTCTATTTATAAAACTATCATCATTCACTTTAAATAGCAATATGAAAAAAGAAATTTTTAAACTAATTATAAGTATCATTTGGCTTATTGTTGCTGTTTTTGGGGTATTTTTATTATTTATGGGTTAGGAGGTAGAATATGGCTTTTGATTACAGGAAACTGAAAGGTAGAATCATTGAAAAATATGGCAGTCAATTAAATTTTGCTGATGCATATGGTATTTCCGAAAATACATTATCATTAAAAATGCGTAATAAAGTAAGATTCACTAGCGATGACATAATTGCAATAAGCGATATGCTCGATATTCCCGAAAACGAAATAGGGTCTTATTTTTTTGCAAAACAAGTTTAAAAAAATTAAACTTTAAGGAGAAACAAAAATGAACGAAGTACAATTATTTAATTTTGAAAATCATGAAGTAAGAAGTCTTTTGCTTAACAATGAGCCTTGGTTCGTCGGAAAAGATGTTGCTGAGGTTCTTGGATATAAGAACACAAAAGACGCATTAGTTAAACACGTTGATAGTGAAGACAAAGAAATTCTAAAGTCGCAAAACGCGACCTTTGAAAACATTCCTAATAGAGGAATGACAATCGTTAATGAAAGTGGTTTGTATAGCCTTATTCTTTCAAGCAAGTTAGAGAGCGCCAAGAAATTCAAACGTTGGGTTACATCTGAGGTGTTGCCAGCATTAAGAAAAACAGGGCAGTACCAAGTGAAGGAGTTGAGTGGCTCAGAACTAATGGCTAAGGCATTAATCGAGGCTCAAAGTGTTCTAGCTGCTAAGGATAAAGTAATCGAGGAGATGAAGCCAAAGGTTGTATTTGCTGATGCAGTAGCCACTAGCCATACATCTATCCTTGTAGGTGAACTTGCCAAAATCTTAAAGCAGAATGGCATTGACATGGGTCAGAAGAGATTATTCGCATGGCTCAGAGAAAAAGGCTATCTGATCAAGCGCCAGGGCACTGATTACAACATGCCTACACAGAAGGCTATGGACCTCGGTCTCTTTGAAATCAAGGAAGGCTCTTATGTCAACGGCTCAGGAGTAAATATCACTACTAAGACGCCTAAGGTTACTGGCAAGGGTCAGCAGTATTTTATTAACAAGTTCTTAGCAAAGGAGTGTGAGAAAAATGTGTAAACAGGCTTCGAACTTGCAAATGTTTGATGTGATTAAGAAACAGTGGGCTGATAGAAATGACATCATGATTTTAGCAAGTTGCAGTGAAGCAAAGGCTTCTAGACTTAAGAAAGAGATGACCGAGAAAGTACTTAAGTCTGGTAAAAGACTTCATGACAGTAGACATTTGCCGATGAAACTGGTTATCGATTATCTTGGGATTGATGAAAAAAGGATCATCAAAAATGCGAATATTGAACATGAGATGATTCTAAAAGAAAAACAATTGAATAAATAGCTTTAGTTGCTCGTAGGCACCTAAGGCTAGGAGACAAATAATAATTTGTAGAATGAACTGCAATACATAATTTAACATTTCTCTTTTTGGGTAATTCCATTGACTATACATACCTACTGTATACGGTCTCCTGGCGCTAAGTGCTTATGAGCACAAAAAAAAGAACACACGACAGCCATCGTGTGCTCCCACTCAATCTTGGAAAAGATTGATAAAAATCAGACAGTGCTAATTATAGCACAGAAAGAGGAAATTATGAATAGTAAAAGAATCTTATTAATTACAATTAATTTGTTTGTTTTAGGAATGGTCATCTCAATGGTCACATCAGGCACAAATTGGGATAGTACAGCCGTACATGTCTTAAGTGCTTTCTCATTAGGATTAAACATCATATTTCTAGAATATATCGGATTAAAAGGAGAATAAACAACATGATCAAACACGTAGAAACACCATTCCTACACCTTGAGATTAAAAACGGGAACTGTGAAGTAACAGGAACAGGAAACACATGGCAGTACTTCTTGCTATTTGCCTACATCGTTAAAGCTGCCAAAGAAGGACGCTTTACTAATGGGTTTGACGATGAAGGAGAAAAAAAGGAATTCAATAGAATTATAAATAAGGTGTATGAAAGTCCAGATGATGCAATTGAGGCATTTGGACCATTAGGAGATGTAAATACAATCTCCGATATCTTAGAAGCGCTAGATAGCTTGTTTGAAGGGGATTACGTAGATGGAGAATAAGAAAGATATTCTAGAGAGCCTGTTTGAGACTCTCACTAGAACTAGAAAGTGGAGTGATGAAATAGCAGAAATGCTATATCACAAGGATAAGAACGGCAATGAAGAGGTCACTGTAAGACTTTATGAAGGTAATGAAGAAGTGTTCATTGATGTTACTGGAGACAGTGGCATGGCTCTCATTAAAGATGTAATCGCAGCTTTAGAGGAAATACGATGACCTCTTTCAAAGGATTGTTTGATTGTCTCTATGATCCGATTCCAAAAGATAAAGAAGGGTGGCTCTCTCAGAGAAGAAAAGGGATTGGCGGTTCAGATGCTGGAATAATCGAAGGTGTCAACCGCTACACCACTCTCCACGAACTTTGGGAAGACAAGACAGGCAGACAAAAAAGACCTCAGGTTTCAAATCACGCTATTGAGATGGGGAACCGCCTAGAGCCTGTAATGTTCAACCTGTTTGAGGCACTCTATGGTGATGACTATGAAGTCATTGATACAAAGGATTACTCCTTATCCAGGAAAGATAAGGAATGGATGCGAGCCAACTTGGACGGCGCTCTTATTCGAAAGGAAGATGGATCAACAGGGATTTTAGAAATTAAGTCAACAACCATTAACAAGTGGCAGTACTTCCAAGAAGAGTGGGGCGATGATTCAATGCCTCAGACATATTACTGTCAGTGCTTGCACTACATGAATGTGACAGGTGCTGAATTCGTTGTCTTATTTGGTATTGCGATGATGCCATGGTGTGACGAGACAAAAACTATCATTAGAAGAATTGAAAGAAGCGAAGTGCTTTTGGATTTAATGCAGCTAGAAGCAGATGAAGAAGCCTTCTGGAAAAAGCACATCGTGGAAGATATTGAACCAAATTTTATTTAAAGGAGAAAAAGAATGAGATTTAAGCAAGAAATTAAAGACCGCTTATATGGCGGTCACATCGGAATCGAAACAGACAAGATTGATTTTGAGATTCTCAAAGTCATGCTTGCAGATGACAACAAGAAGATTGCAGATGGAAAGCCAGTAACTGAACTAGCATGGCCTTTTGGAGCAATTACAGCACTCACTGCAGTTAATGACAATGGTGAAGTATTCGCTGACAAGCAGATTGACATCAGATACGAACAGGTGAAGTTCAGGGATGCAATCATTGAAGAAGAAGATACACAGCCTATTGATGCAGACGTCAATGAAGTGGCTGAAATGCCTAGTTTAAGCGTTGTGAAGGTCATTCCAGCGCAGATTGAAGGATGTAACGTAAAACACTTCAAAGAGGCTGTAAAGTCTTATTTGAAGCGCTATGACGGCATTGTAGTGACTGCAGACAACTATAAAGAGTTATCTGATGTTGTTTCTAAACTGAAGAAAGAAAAAGACAATGTCAATGAAAGCAAAAAGGCAGTCAAAAAAGAAGCAATGAAAGTCTACACAGACTTCGAGAACGATATGAAAGAAGTTCTTAAGATGTTTGATGCTTCTATTAGTTCATTATCTAGTGATATTAAGGAATTCACAGATAAGGAAGTAGCAGAGAATGACATGGTTGTAAGAAAACTCATTAATAAGGCTCTTAATGATTATGTGCATAGAAATGATTTTGATGGATATTGTGCAACCAAAGTTTTCTCTATTGATCCACGCTGGAGCTCATTAAAGAAGTTTATCAACAACAAGAAGCCAACCAAAGCATTAGTAGATGCAATCAAACAAGAATGTGAAAGAACTAAAGAAACATATAAATCATATATGCAGCGCTGTGAGTCTTTAGACATCTATTTAGAGGCTAGATGTAAAGAAACTGATGTTGATCAAGAGATGATTGATGTGAGTGTCTATAGAGATAAGTTAAGAGACGGCTCTTTTGAAGACATTAAGCCACTACTAGAAAGAAGATTTAGAGAAATCATCAATAGACGAGATGAACAGGAACATCAGAAAGAAGAAGCAAAGAAGGAAGAAGTTAAGCAACAAGAGCCTGTAAATGTTTCTTCAGAAGAAAAAGAGCTAAAGATGTTGGTTGGTAAAATCGTAGGAACAAAAGCAGCACTAAATGAGTTGAAAACATCTCTAGACTACCTCAAAGCCAAATATGATGGCTGTTTCGATTATGATTTAAGATTCCCTAGAAAGAAAGAAGGTAAATAACAATGACAGTTAAAAACAGTTTAAGAAAAGACACAAGCAAAGCAAAATTCAGTACTTTTATCGCAAGCCCAGCAGTACAGAGAAAAATCAATGATGTTGTTGGCGGTAAGAATGGAACACGTTTCATTGCTTCTATTACTTCTACAGTTGTCAATGATCCAAAGCTTCAAGAGTGCGAACCCAACAGTATTATTACTGCCGCATTCCTTGGTGAAGCGCTCAACTTATCTCCTTCTCCTCAGTTAGGACAGTACTACTTTGTACCTTACAATACCAAGAGAGGAACAGTGGCACAGTTCCAGCTTGGTTATAAAGGCTACATTCAGCTAGCTATCAGAAGTGGACAGTATAGAAAATTAAATGTTATTTCGATTAAGGAAGGTGAATTAATCCGTTACGATCCTCTAAATGAAGAGATTGAAGTCAGATTAATTGATGATGAACTTGTAAGAGAGTCCGCTAAGACAGTCGGCTATTATGCAATGTTTGAATATACTAACGGATTCAGAAAAACAATGTACTGGTCAAAAGAGAAGATGGAAGCACATGCGCTTAAATATTCTCAAGGATATGCAGCAGATAAAAGAAAAGGCACTAACTGGACATTCTGGTCTAAAGACTTTGACGGAATGGCATACAAGACTATGCTACGTCAGCTGATCAGTAAGTGGGGTATCATGTCAATTGATCTGCAGAATGCTATTGATGCAGATATGGCAGTAATCAATAGTGATGGTACAAAAGAGTATGTTGATGCTCCTGTTACATTTGTAAACGAGGAAGAACCACAGGAAGAAGCACCTAAAGCAATCGCAAATGAAAGTTCAGCGCCTAAAGCACTACAGCCACATGAAGAATCTGACAAGGTTCTAGAAGATGCTGGAGTCAATACTGATTTCGGCGATGCTGAATTTGGCGACTTCGATGATGGTTTTGATTATGAACAGTTCTAATTAAAGAAAGGAAGACATGAGGGATGGATGAAAAAAGAAGATGGATCAAGTTATACATGATGGACTACGATGAAGTCTATCATGATTCAAAAATGCTACACCTTTGGATTGACATCCTTCTTCATGCCAATCCTGTTGATTACTATCATCATGGCCAGCTTATTAAAAGAGGACAATGTATCTTGTCTCTAAGACAGGTATCAGAAAGATGTGGGATGGCAAAAAACACCATTACTAAATATCTTCACCTCTTAGAAGAGTGCGGAAAAATCAAATTAGATATATCTAGAAAAGGCACTCTTATAACAGTTGAAAACTGGGATAAATATCAGAACCGTGTCTCACCTAGTGTCCTAAAAATAGGACAAGAAGTAGGACAAGAAGTAGGACAAGAGGTAGGACAAGAAGTAGGACAAGAGGTAGGACGTAATAAGAATAAAAGAATAAAAGAAATAAAGAATAAAAGAAGACTGTCTGTCAGTGACTCTGACTTGTCTGATTTAAAATCTTTTCTTATTGAAAATGACTTTGAAGAAGTTTCCGATGAAGTAATAGAAACATGTAAACTCTATGGACTTGAGAAAATAACCAATCTAAAGAACTTTGCCTTAGCAGTAGCAAAAGAAAAGAAATGGTACCAGAAGAAAAAGAAACTTAAAAAAAGAGTAACTGAAGAAGATAAAGAAGAATTAAGACGATTAACGGAAGAACTAGGAGGGGATTTATAACATGACAAATTTTGAATTTTATGAAGATGAAATTAAATCTAGAGGTTTCAATTTTGCGGTAGATAAATCTACTGGTGAATTATTCTGGTGTAATCCAGGCTGCCCATCATGCGATAAATGTAAGTTTGGTTATCAAACGAAGGAACCAGTAAACGGAACAACTAAATTCGAGTGTTCAAGGATCGGTATTGTTAGATGGCTATATCAGAAGCACAAGATAAAAATGAATGCACTGGAGTACGGCTTACTTGAATATATGCTATCTGAAGGTTATGAATGGGTATCACGTGATGATGATTTCACAATCACGTTCTTCACTCTAAAACCAATCGATAAGGATGGTACTTGGCACTCTCCTGAGGGCGGATTTGATGAACCGCTAAGTTGTGTTCCTCTTTGTGAGAAGTTATTTGAATTCTTAAGAGAAGACGAATTATTTAACGTTGCAGAATTACTTGAAACGAAAGAGGTGATTGAAGATGCTAAAGAATAAAGAAGAAAGAACCTCATTCTTAAGAAATGAGAAGAACTGGGAAGTTGAGTATTTAACAGCTGATATTAAAATGCTGACTTTAAAATTAACACCTAAACTATATGTCAGAAAAATTCAAGTGATGTGTTTTAATAAATATTTTAAAAAAAGTGGATGGTATACGCAGTTTACTAAGTTCTTTTATCCTGATGATCTATATTATGGTCCTAATGCTTCAGATACAGAATTATTAAAATATTTAACTGCACATAAAAATGATGATTACATTGAAGACTTAGAAGTAGAAGGAGAACAGTAAAATAATGAGAATAAATGAAGTGTTAACAAGAGTCGATGAAGATGAACTCATTGACATTAGATGTAAAAGTTGGAATTTTTGTATACAAGCAACAAAATGGGAAATCACTCATAGTGAAACATTCATGGATAACCATTTTGGAGATTTGTTAGTAACTCATATTGAAGTAAATGATTCGCCAAGAGGACACGCAATCATGCTATTGGCTGATTCTGGAGAAAGTATAAGAGATTAGATTTATGAAACTCTATAAACCAAAAAGACCTAGTGTTAACCCTCAGTGCAGTATGTTCTTCGTTGGTGATCAAGGCTTTGTGAAATATGGCGATGAACGCTATTTGGAATATTTAGAAAGATATTGTGATGATCTAGAGGAATACTGTGATGGATTGAAAGAGATTATTCATGAACTGATTTTAAATACTAGACCAGATGATGAATTATTCCTTTCGGTTATAGAGCGAGTTCCATTAGAAGACTTGGAAAAGCCAAAAATGATAGATAATCCGTTTTTTGCAAAAAACACAATGGGCCGATGGACTAAAAAGGAGTGGGTTAAATAATCATGCTAAAGAATTATGAAGAAATTGAACAGTTTTTAAAAGATGATGGTAACTGGGAAACTGAATACTTAAGTAAAGATTTAAAAGTTCTAACGTTAAAGTTAAGTGATGACTTTTTTGTAAAAAAAATTAAGGTATTACGTTTCGATGATTATTTAAACGAATTGAGATGGCGTGAAGTATGTTCAGAGTTTTATATTTTATGGAAAAGTTATTGGGTTTGGGGAGGCAATTTCAATGACTGGGATTTGGAATCATATATAAGACAACATAATCATGATAGATATATCAAAGACTTTAAATTGAAAGGAGACGAGTAAATATGGTTTTTAGTGCCGAAAAAGTACAGGAAATTGTAGAAGAAAAGGAAACTGAGTATAAGAAGCTAGAAGAAGAGTATTCCTTTTTAAAAGAAGAATTTGAAGATTTAAAGGCTGAAAATGAAGATTTAGAAGATAAGTGCGAAAGTTATAAAAAAGCAAACAAAACTGTATTGTGCATCTATCATGAAGACATCAAAAAGATGGATGATCTTCAGAAATTCAACAATAAACTTGTTGAAAGCTGTAAAAAGGCTAACAGAGATTTCTTTATCTTAGCAGCAGCTTATGTTGCTACACTGATGTTGATGATTTACTTATTTATCAGATAGGGAGGGAGTGATACAGATGTTTCTATTACAGGTATTAGAAAATGTATTTTCTGTGTTTGCTATCGTTATGCTGATTGTTGCTGTCCTTATTGTGATATCAGTAATTGCTATTGCAGTTTTCGTTATCGTGTCAATGATTGTGAATGGCATCGAAGAAGATAAGGAGAATAATAACTTATGACAATAAATGACAAGGAGGAACACTATTAATGCTTAATCGTGCTTTATTAGTCGGAAGACTTACAAGAGACCCTGAATTAAGAAGAACAGGGAGTGGGAAGGCAGTCACTTCTTTCAACCTAGCAGTAGAAAGAAACTTCAAGAGTGATGATCAGGAGGCTGACTTCATTAACTGCGTATGCTGGGGGAAGATTGCGGAAAATACAGAACGTTACTGTTCTAAAGGTTCGATGGTTTCTGTTGATGGTCGCATTCAGACAAGAAACTATGAGAACAATCAAGGTCAGAAGGTATATGTTACTGAGGTGATTGCTGACTCTGTACAGTTTATTAATGCAAAGAGGGATAGTAATACAGCTACTGCAGCACAAGCGCCAGTAAATAATCAAGCACCTGTTAATAACTATGCGAATAATGGACTGATTCATCAGTTCGAGGATGAAGGCTTAATCATGGATGAAGAGGATATCCAGTTCTAATGATCAAGAATAAATACAAGGCTAAGAAGGCAATTGTTGACGGCATTGTCTTTGACAGTCGAAAAGAAGCAAAGAGATATACAGAACTCAAGAAACTTGAAGAGATGGGAAGCATTAGAGACCTGTCTCTTCAGGTTCAGTTTGAACTTATACCGTCATTTGAAATTGTAATTGATGGAAAGAAGAGGAAAAGAAGACCAATCACATACGTGGCCGACTTCGTCTATTACAAAGATGATGAAAAGGTCATAGAGGACGTCAAAGGTCTCAGAACTCCTGTCTATAACATCAAGAAGAAGTTATTTGAATATCGTTATCATGAGACAATCAGGGAGGTATAGAAGTGGCTAGATTAGTTGAAGTATGGGACTACTTTAGAGCGCCTATGAGCGAGAATGACATGATAAGAATGCGCAGAACGTTCAGTATCATCAATTTAGATAAATGCACCTTTGAATTCCAGTTGCCTCCTAGATGGCCAGAAGGGGGACTGTGTGCAATCGTTTTCTATTACAAGAAGAAGATGATCCACAAGGAAGAGTACAGCACTATGAGTCTAGCAAAGGCAAGACTTGACTGGCTTTCAACGTTTGTTCCTAAAAAGGAAGAAGGGGAACTTGAATACAAGGGAATGCCGATTGATGCTGATGATATTATTGCAGTCATTAATCATACAAGCTTCAGTGATAGAATTATAAGCATTGTTACATCAAGAATAAGAATCAATGACAGAGTGCAGCGAAAGAGTTGCTACACGGTTCTTGAAGAGATTCAAAAGAAGTTCATCAGATAATCAAGCAGGGCATTGAGTTCTCTATATTTAACTCATAAGAAAATTTAAAATAAGAAAATCTATATGGATTACTCTTAATAGATTTGTTTCTAAAAGCAAGATCCTCACATGGACTTGATGCCCTAACATATTTTTCTATTCTAAAACCAACAAACAACAGCAGTGTCATGGCTTTGCTTCCATCTCTTCACCTTACTTTGCAAATTGAATAAGAGTATGAAGCGCTAATTTTGCTATCCAACTAAAGCTATGGTGTTGCTGGGAGAAGAGAAGACACAAATTGAAAACCAATAGGAAGAGTAAAGGACTGTTTTCTTCTTCTCCAGAAAGGAGGTTAAATGGGAAACTTTGTTTTATATCGCAACGGAAAAAGAACCGATATAACTGGATCAATAGAAAAGATAAGTCAGTATGTTGATGCTACTCAATTAGCTCTAAAACATAGATGGCAACGTATATATAAGCATGAAAGTGTATTTTCAAATGAAATACCTATTAAAATAGGGAGTGCATACGATAATGAGGAATATATGGCAAATGTATTTGCTCATAGAAAAGTACACAAGAAAGAAAAGAAAAGAGCAAGCTATGAAGATAGGCAGTTCTATGTTGTCTATGACATGAATGACAATGTAATTATTGCAGGCACTGCTGAAGAATGCGCTAATAGGCTATCCATTGGATTAGCTAGTTTCTACTGCAAGGCAAGCAATCAGCACAGCGATAAATACAATGCAAGGCATCCTAGCACTGCCCCAAGAAAATATTATGTATATACTTTAAAAGATAAGGAGGAGTGAAATTAATTTGTTTTTTATTTTATTTGTACTGGTGATAGTGATTTATTTATTTTTCATTTTTGAATAAGGAGGTAATCAGATGACGCCAGAAGAGACAAGAAACTATCTTAAAAGCTATAGGAATATGCGCAATCGAGTGGAGTACATCAATAACAAGATGATTAATGTTAAATCAATCAGATATGATGATAGTCCGAGCGGTTCATATTCAGAACCTAAGACTCAGAATGATTACATCATGATGAAGGATAAGTATATTGCTCAGATGTCTCTTATTCGTGAGGATATTGAGAAACTAGACAACATGAATCATCGTGATGCATTGTTTTATAAGTATGTCGAACTAATGAGTGATTATGATATAGCCGATTTGATGCAGTATTCAGTAGGAACGGTAAGACACTTCCTTTGTTCTGGTATCATCGAATTATCTGAAGTTATAAATGATAAAAATATAACAGAAAGTATAGAAAAGTCATGAAATCAAAACGCATTAGTAATATAAAGGTGCTAACATATAACATGTGGAAATAGTTTGATAGGGAACTATGATTTCAAGGCGCTTGTATAAGTGCCTTTTTATTTTGCCGGGAAGGAGAATAACAGATGAATGACATCAAGATAACGCAGAAGTCTATTGCTGATCTAATCCCTTATAGTCGTAATCCTAGAAGGAATGATGAAGCCGTTCCAATGGTGATGAACAGCATCAAGGAGTTTGGTTTTAAGGTTCCTATAGTGATTGATAAGAATAATATCATCGTATGCGGTCATACAAGGTTTAAAGCAGCGCTAAAGCTAGGACTTGAGACAGTTCCATGCATAGTAGCCGATGACCTCTCAGACGAGCAGATTAAGGCATTTAGACTAGCAGATAACAAGGTATCAGAGAGAGCGGAATGGGATTTTGAAATCCTAAGCGGTGAACTTGATGACATTATCAATATAGATATGGATTCATTTGGGTTTGAGTCAATTGAATTTGAAGAACCTGAGGAAGACGATTCCGAAAAGCAAAACGAGAGAGAAAGAACAGGGAACGCATATAACTTGGATGAATATGATGAACTTAGAGCAATAGGATTCTATCAAATGCCTACACTTGAAAGAATTGACTATATTCCGGATGATCTTGTTGGCTTCAATTATGTGTTGAATTCTGATAGATATGAATCAGGTGTTCATTTTTACATTGATGATTATCAATTTGAAAGAATTTGGGCATCTCCTCAGATGTATGTTGATAAGCTAGCGCAGTTTGACTGTATTCTTACTCCTGATTTTTCTCTTTACATGGATATGCCTATGGCCATGAAGATATGGAATGTATACAGAAGCCGTTTGATTGGTCAGATCTATCAGGATAGAGGGCTTAGAGTGATTCCCACTGTATCATGGGCTGAACCAGAAACATTTACTTTTTGTTTTGATGGTATTCCTTCTAACAGTACAATTTCGGTTTCTACTATTGGAGTTAAGCGCAGCAAGGAAGCCACAAAGATATGGACACAGGGCATGGATGAAGCCATGAAGAGGCTAAAGCCTAAGAATGTGCTTGTCTATGGTGGTGACATTGGCTATGACTTCAAGGGCGCTAATGTAAAATATTATGATAATCATGTAACGGAAAAAATGAAAAACTTAAAAAATATATAAATCATATATCGAAAGGAGCATAATATATATGGGGGGAAGAGGTGCATCAAGTGGAAGAAGAGGCAAAGCGAGTAATGCTAAATACAATGGCTTTAGCATTACTGATGAAAAAGGGAACACAAATCATTATATAGTTATTGGCGGAAAAATCTCGATGGCAACACCAAAAAATGCGCGTGGGGCTTTGGTACGCTATTTTGATAGTAACCATCCTTTTCAAAAAGCTTACGATAAGTACGGGAATGTTGATGCGATTATCAAACGTGTTAATAAGGTCGGAAAGGGCAAGGCTTCAATTTTATCTGATAAGGCAGTAGAAAAAATGAACGCTGATTATGCTAAAGAGTTAGCAAATAAAAAAACAGATTATACTGTCAGAAGTTCAAAAAAAGGCGTTAATAGACACAGTTCATACTGGTCAGCAATGTAATGTTAAAGGCACTCGAAAGGTTTAAGATGACATTGGCATACTGAGGCATACTATCTTAAACGTAGAGATATCAAATATAAATTCAATAAAGTACTAGAAAAAAATAAAAGAAAGTATAAAAAAATGGGTGGTAGAGGTGCATCAAGTGGAATAAGCAAAAAGAGAAATGTATACGGCTCACAATTTCACGCTGTAAAAGATTCTAATGGTAAAGCACTTGTAAGTGGGAATGTTAAATTTATTCAATCGAATTCAAGAGATTCCGAAAGTCTTATGGAAACAATGACAAAAGGAAGGGTATATGCGCTTACTGGTGGAGATGATTTGATAAAAATTGTCTATTTCGACAAAGAAAACAAGCATGTCAAAGAAATAAATTTTGGGCATAAACATGCAGGCTTAGACCCCCATGTACATCACGGATATTTTCATAATGAGAATGATGGCAAAAAAGGCGCTACTAGATTAACCAAGGAAGAAAAGAAAATGGTTGAAAGCGTTGAAAAAGTATGGCATGATTACCTTAGCAGAAGATAGTTTAGGCTGGCAGAACAGGTTGATAGACAAGGCATCGGTTCAATTCCGGTTGACTGCTAAGAATTTAGGAGCTCTTAAGGGCTCCTTTTTTATGTTATTGAAAATGGTGAATTGACAATAAATTTAGCTAATAAAAAAATCAATAAATAAAAAGGCAGGTGATAGCAATGGCAAAAAGTGAGTTCGCAAACATGACACCAGAAGAAAGAAGAGAGAACGGTCGAAAAGGCGGACTTGCATCTGTCAAGGCAAGAAGAGAAAAGAAGGCAATGAAAGACAATCTTGCATCGCTTCTTTCCATGTCTCTCAAATCCGGTAAGATAGCCGATGTAGACACAATCAAGAACTTTGCTGCATTGAATGGCAAGAATGTGACTGTACAGGATGCAATACTCATTAAACAGGTTCAGAAGGCAATGAAGGGCGACACTAAGGCAGCAGAATTCATTAGAGACCTGAGCGGTAATAAGCCTGGCAGTAGTCTTGACATCAAGTCAAATGGACAGATAGTAATTATAGATGACATCGAATAAAGCAAAGCTTTCTGACATTATAGGCCCAGCGTTCTATGATCTTCATAAATATGTTAAGACTAATGCATATACGCATTACTGGCTCAAGGGTGGACGTGGTTCCTTAAAATCTTCTTTCATTGGTACAGAAATTCCTTTAGGGATTATGAGAGATGCGAAACGTGGTGTAATGAGTAATGCCGTTGTTATCAGACGTGTAAAGGACACTTTAAGGGGTTCAGTCTATGAACAGATTAAATGGGGCATATTCATGCTGAAGGCTGAAGAAGATTGGGACATACCTGAATCTAAGCTGCAGATGACATACAGGCCGACAGGACAACAGATAATATTCAAAGGTGCTGACAATCCTAAGAAGTTGAAATCTATCAAGGTGTTTGTCGGATATGTAAAATACGTATGGTATGAAGAATGTGATGAATTCGAGACTTATGACAAGATAACCAATATCAATCAGTCACTCCTTCGTGGTGGTCATGAGTATTGTGTCTTTTATTCCTTTAACCCTCCTGAAAGTCAGAGAAATTGGTGCAACAGGCAAGTTCTAGTTAAGAGGGATGATACATATGTCTCCCATACAACTTACTTACAGGCGCCACCTGAGTGGCTTGGGGAGCAGTTTCTAATTGAAGCAGAGCATACTAAGAAAACAAATATTGAAAAATACAATCATGACTACTTAGGCGAAGTAACCGGTACAGGTAGTGAGGTTTTTACAAACCTTGATATACGTGAGATAACCGACGAGGAAATACAGGTATTCGATAGATTAAAAAACGGATTGGACTTTGGTTATGCTGGTGACCCATTGGCATATGTCAAAGCAAACTATGACAAGACGCGCAGGCGTCTTTTTATTTTTGGTGAAGTATATGGAACTAGACTATCAAATGCCAAGGCCGTGAAACTCATAAAAGAGATTAACCCGCTCAATAAGCTAGTCACTGCTGATTCAGCTGAACCAAGAACTATTAATGAATTCAAGTTATTAGGTCTCAATATCATCGGTGCAAAGAAAGGCGCTGACAGTGTAGACAATGGAATAAAGTTCCTTCAGGACCTAGACAAGATAATTATAGATCCTATTAGATGCCCCAATGCTGCACGTGAATTCAATGACTATGAAATTGAAATGGATAGAGACGGCAACCTTAGAGGGGAGTTCCCCGACAGAAACAACCACACTATAGATGCGGTTAGATATGCTATAGAAAATGAAATCCTTATGAAGAAGGCAAGAGCAGGAAAGAGGAGATTTTAAAAGATGTATTATACTTTCACGATTCCACGAGAAAAATTCGACGAGACAAACATAGACAGAAGCATGATCCTTCGTCTCATTGCTAAGCATTATAGTATTCGTGCTCCTGAGATATTGAAGAATGTTGGCTATTACTTTGGTAAGCATGCCATCATGAACAGGAAAAAGAAGTTCAAGAACCAGCCGAACAATAAGATCATGGTAAACCATGCTAAAGATATATCAGATACAGCAACGGGCTATTTTCTTTCAAACCCTATCACATTCAAGAAGAATACAGAAGACGGCAATATTGACAAGCTGACAGGTGCTTTTGTTGATGCTGAAACAGATGATACAGATTCATGCAATGCCATCAATATGTCACGTGCTGGTGTCGCTTATGAGTATGTTTACTTATGTGAGCATGAAAGCAAGCTGATGACCAAGACACTTGACCCATTGTCAACATTCAAAGTTTTCGATGCTTCAATTGAACAGCATGAACTATTCAGCGTTTATTATTCGATTGAAAAAGATGATTCTACTGACAGGTTCAATATCATCGCAACAGTAACAACTGAGAACTATGTCACAAGAATCGGAATCACTTGCAATGAGGAATTCGAAAAAGGCGAGTTTTCAGAACTAGGTGAGCCTTACCCACATTTCTTAGGTGAGGACCCTATCATTGAGTATAGAAACAACATGGACTGCATTGGAGACTATGAACAGCAGATTTCTCTAATTGACGCATACAATACATTATGCTCTGACAGAATCAACGATAAGGAGCAGTTCATTGACGCAGTGCTTGTTGTCTATGGCGCTCTTTTAGGTGATGACGATGAAGAAGCAACAAAAGCGCTCCAGGCTATCCGTAAGAACGGTGTTATGGAACTTCCTAGTGATGCACGCTCTGAATATCTGACTAGAACTTTTGACGAGAATGCGGTGGAAACACTCAAGCGCTCAATAAAGGAAGATATCTATTCACTTTCTCATGTTCCTAATCTGACAGATGAAAACTTTGCTGGCAACAGTTCAGGCATTGCCATTCAATATAAGCTTCTAGCACTTGAGACCCTCACCAAGACAAAAGAGAGATATTACAAGAAGGGGCTTAAGAAGCGTATAAGAATGTTCTGTACTTACCTCAATCTAAAGGCAATTGCTGCTGATCAGTCAATGATTGAGCCTGTATTTACAAGAGGACTCCCACAGAACCGTCTTGAATTATCACAGATTATTGCGAATCTTAAAGGTGTTGTATCAACCAAGACACTTCTTGCACTCCTTGACTTTGTTTCAAACGTCGATGATGAAATGAAAGAAGTCAAAAAAGAAAAACAGGAAGCACTTGAAACACAGAAGCAGTTATTTGATACCGAAAATCAGAATACTCCTCCAGAAGATGAAGAAGAAACAGAGGAGCATGAGAACGATGATAATGATGATGATAAAGAAATGGAATAATAGTGCTCTGTTATGACTAACATTAAAAACATAAAGTACTGGGAGATGCGAGAAGCAAGGAACATGTACAAGGATATGCAGTTAGCTGAGGACTGCGCTAAAGATTTGAGTGTAATCTATAGCAAGGCTGCAATCTACACTGCCAAGCAGATTGAGGGAATATTCAATAGATTCGCTTCAAAGCATCATCTAACAAGAGACGAGGCTATTAATCTTCTTTCAGAGGCTGACAGTAAAGATTTCGAAAAACTGCTTGAAGCATACAAGAATAAGACGGGTGCCCAAAAAAGAGAGGTACTGGCAGAATTGGAAGCCCCAGCATATAAGAATCGTATGAAGAGGCTAGATGATATTGATAAGTCAATAAACAGGCTAATTAATGCGGTTGCATCAAAAGAAAGAGATGCAATAGACAAGACAATGCGAAAGGTCTATGAAAGCAGTTATCACCATGCAGTATATGAAGCTGCAAGAATGAGTGGCCTAGATCTTCAGACAGGTCCCATTGATGAAGGCACTCTTGAAACCATTCTGAAAAAGAAATGGTCAGGTCAGAACTATTCCGAAAGAGTATGGAACAATACTCAGAAGGTGGCTGATGCACTAAAAGAGGAGTTCATGATAGGAGCACTTACAGGAAAGACAGAGAAGGAAATGACCGACTCAATCAACGAACAGTTCCTATCAGGTAGAAATAAAGCTAGAAGACTTGTAAGAACCGAATCATCATACATTCACAATGAGGCGCACTTCCAGGCTTACAAGGATTATGGCATAGAGGAGTATAGATTTGTTGCAACACTAGACCTTAGAACGTCCCAAATTTGCCGTGAGAGAGACGGAAGTGTATACAGGGTGAATGATAAGAAGATAGGCGTAAACGCCCCTCCAATGCACCCATGGTGCCGTTCTACAACTATTATGAATCTTGATGATGAAACTATGCATAATCTAGAAAGATTTGCTAGAGACCCTGTCACAGGTGAAAGGATAAAGGTTCCAGCAGATGAGACTTATAAAGAGTGGTATCAGAGAATGGTTGAAAAGCATGGTACAGATGCAATTAACACTGCTGAGAAGTCAGCTAAGAATTATTCTAGTGATAAGAAACAGCAGAAAAAATACCTCAGTTCATTTGATAAGGAAAATATGTCATTATCACAATTAGAATTCCAAAAATCGAAGAATAAAAATAAAGAGGATTCGAAGAATAAAAAGAAAGAAGTATTGAAGAATCTAAAGACTCATGTTAAAGATGCATCGGCTTCTATTGGTCAAGATAAAATAGTTCCTGTTAAGAAAGAGGAAAATACCAATACAAAATTAAATAAAAAGAATGATAAAGCATTAGACTTGAACAAAAAACCAGAAAGAGAAAGGATTATTTCTGAAAATAAAAAAGATAAAATACCTGAAACTACAATAACCGCATTGAATAATGCTGTGAGAATGAATGAAATAGATCCGGACATTGCTAGAAGAGAGTTAACAGTTCTTTTGCCAAGCAAAACGTATATAGGATTAAATCCCTTTACTGGAAGAAAAATCTACATATATGATAAAGACTTCTCTTATTTTATAAAAAAACATGTAACTGATGGGTCTCTTGATATACAGGACCTCATGACAGTAAATACCATATTAGATTATGATATGGCATTTATAGCAGAAGATGGTGAGAGTTATTCATTTGTGAAACAAGCAGAGCGAAAAAATGGGGCTTATGATATTGTTCTTAAATATATTAATGATGAAGAGGAAATTTTCCATTTCAACTATAAGAGTAAAAAATCTGCAGCTAAGAACATAAAAAGACTTAAAAAGAAAATGAGTTTATTGGATGTGAGAAATAAAAATATATTGACTTATTTAGATTTAAATGATTTAATATCAGTAGAAAAGGATAACTGATGTAGAAAAATCGGTCTCGTCTAACACGCCGTATATCTAATTAGATATATGCCGGATGAGGGATGCCCATTCTTAGAAATGGTTCGACCGCCCCTCCAGTTATCCTTTTTAATTGATTATCATTACGCAGATCGACTAAAAGAATAGTCGTTTTTTTATTTTATACAATTTCAAGGAAGGAGAACAACATGGCAAGGGATGATTATCATGTAATTGTTTATCAGATTCTATCCTACCTGTATATGCAGCTAAAGCAAGGCAAGGATATTGATGCATCACTCATAAGACACGACAGTAAATATCTTCAGATCAACAGAAAGTACTGGACTTATGTCATTGTGAATCTGTTGAATGAGGGATATATCAGTGGGATAGTAATTGACCAGGATATAGACGAAAACATAGAAATATACAACCTTGATAAATGTGAGATTACACCAAAAGGAATAGAATACCTTACTGATAATTCAACTATTGAAAAAGCCAAGCGATTTATGAAAGACTTGAAAGACATATTACCGTTCGTATAAGCCGACTATCTAGTCGGTTTTTATTTTGCTCAATTTCAAGAAAGGAGAACCATATGGCTGAAGGATTGAAACCACATCATCACCAGTACTTTGAGTATGACTGTAAAAGTCATTTTGACAGCCGTAGGCACGTCATTGTTAAGAAGGTGACATATATGTGCATGATATGCGGAAAACTCTCACACGAGACATATGAAGAGTACTGTCCGCCTCCCAAGGAAAGAAAACCTAAAGCATTGATGAAATACAGAAGCAGACAGAAGAGCGGTTGATGTTCTTCTTTTTTTCTGTTTGTCCATAACGTGCATATGACATTAAAAGGTGCATGGATATAACAGTCATACGGACTATAAACGGAGGAATTAAGTTATGGAATATATTAAGAATATGATGCCTTTGAACCTTCAGCTTTTTGCGGAAGAAGGGGAAGAGGGGGGAGAAGATACAGGCGATGAAGGGAATCCCGATAATGCGCAGTCAGGTGAACCTGAAGATGGTAAAGCCAAAGTAACAACCCTCACAGAAGACGATGTGGACAGAATCGTCCAGAAGAGACTTGCCCGTGCAAGAAAGAAGTGGGATAAGGATCATACGGAAGCCGAAAGGCTTCAAAAGATGACAGATGATGAAAAGAAGCAGTATGAGGAAGACAAGAGAAAAGAAGAACTTGACAATAGAGAAGCAGCAATTACTCGTAGAGAACTGACTGCAGTTGCCAAGGAACAGCTTAATGCTGCAGGAGTTCCAGCAGGCATGGCTGACTTCATTGACTACACTGATGCTGATTCCGTAAATGAATCTGTCAAAAGACTCTCTAAAGCATTCAAGGGAGCGGTTCAGCAGTCTGTTGATGACCGATTAAAAGGGAAAGCACCTTTAGACAAGGCAAAAAACAATGTATTGACTGCTGAAGAAGAGAATGCAAGAAAAGCATTCGCGAATGCACTTAAATTTTAGAAAAGAGGTATAGAACATGGCAATTAACACATTACAGTATTCAACTATTTTTCAGACTGAACTAGATAAACAGATGGAGCATCTCACTCTTACATCATGGATGGATGCCAATGCCGGACAGATTAAGTATGACGGTGGTGCAGAGGTAAAAATCCCTAAGATGTCATTAGTGGGCTTAGGAGACTATAACAGAGACGAAGGATATAAACAGGGTGCTGTTACTCTTGAATATGAAACATTCAAAATGACACAGGACCGTGGAAGAAAGTTCCTTCTTGATGCAATGGATGTAAATGAAACTAACTTTGTGGCATCTGCTGGCACTGTCATGGGAGAATTCCAGCGTTTACATGTTGCTCCTGAAGTAGATGCTTACCGTATTTCTAAGGTTGTTTCTGATGTTACAGAAAAGAAATCAGCCAACATCCTAACAACTGCATTGACTGAACAGAATATTCTTTCTGAATTAGAAAAGGCAGCGGATACTATCCGTGATAAAGGATACCAGGGTGATATCATCTGTCATATTACATATGATACTTTAAGATTATTAAAGGAAAAGATGGTAAACAGCAATCTTACATCAGGTAAATTAACTATTGGAAATATCACATTAGACATCTATAAGCTTGATGAAATCACATTCATTCCTACACCAAAGAACAGAATGTATTCAGCTATCACGGTTGATGCTGGAGCAACAAAAGACAAAGGTGGATATACAAAAGGTGAAACTGCTAAGGATGTAAACTTCTTAATGGCGCCAATCAATAGTGTTATTGGTGTTACTAAACAGGACAAGACAAGAGTATTTGACCCTGATACTAATCAGGATGCAAATGCTTGGCAGATTGACTATAGAAGATATCATGACTGCTGGGAAAAGGACAACATGCTTGACCTAATCATTGCTAACGTCTCAGCTGGTGCATAATGATCATTGTAAAAAGAATCAACGTTGAAAGGGCCATCCATGAGGATGACCTTCAGCGTTATACTGAACAGGGATATCGTGTCATTGAAGACAAGAAGAATGATGAAGATACTCCTGTAGAAAACAATGAAGTGACGGACCTCAACGATATGACTGTTGACCAGTTAAAGACTATTGCAAAGGAAAAGGGCGTTAGCGGATATTCTAGTCTTGTTAAAAAGGAACTGGTCGCAGTTCTCACTAAGATGCAGGAGGAGTAATCTATGGATCTAGTTGAGATTGTTGCTGAAAGAACAGGAACGAGTCAGGAACGTGCAAAAATCTATGTTGAAATGGCAAAACAGCGTGCTCTTGCACATACAAACCGCACTGTATACATCACTGCAATGGATTTCTGTGTGGCTGATCTAGCATGTGCCATGTACTTCAGAGAGGGCATGGTCGGAGAATCATCACATTCAGAAGGTGGCATCACATCTACTTTTCAGTCTTCCACTTATGAAGATATTCTCTCAACTATCAACAACTTAAGACTTATTCGTGCAGGAGGAATCGTGCACGAAAAGAAGCCGGAGGGGAATCAATGAGACTTTCAGCGCTTAAGAACTATCCTGTATATGAGCCTGTCATTGAAAAAGATGGTGAAGGTGTCACCACTGAAAAGTGGATCAAGAGAAAATCAATGCTTCTTGAGATATGGCCTGCATCCGGTAAGTTACAGGCTGAAATGTATGGTGAGAGACTGAACTACATTCTTAATATGATTCTTCCTAAGAATAAGGATGATGATTTCAGACCCACTGAAAAGTGGGGTGTGAATGTCTATAATCAGTCAATCGATGAACCGGATTATAGGATCATCAGCATGAAGGAATATAACAGACACTATCTCTATGAACTGGAGAAGATTATTAAATGAGCCTCAATGGTGCTAATGAATTATTTAGAAAGCTTCGTGCTATAGATGCCGTTCTTGAGAATCCAGAACAGGTTCTTGGAAAGGCTGCGGAAACAATCAGAAGTGGTTGCGTTCTTGAATGTCCTGTAAATAATGGTGAATTAAGAAATTCCATTAAGACAAGAGTTGAAGGCGACAAGGGATATGTTTATACAAATAAGGCATATGCTCAATATGTTGAATTCGGAACAGGTCGAAAAGGTGCAGCAGACCATGCTGGAATATCTCCATATGTACATCCTTCTTATACTATGGAACCTTGGTGGATTCCTGAAGAGAAGCTATCAGAAGAAGCAATAAATAACTATCATTGGGTAGTTATCGAGGTTGATGGAAAGAGATATTACAGGTCGGATGGACAGCCTGCACAGCCATTCATGTACCAGGGAGCAAAGAAGACTGAAAAGAAAGCAGTAAAAGATGCTGGTATAGTAATCAGCCAGTTAATTGAAAAGGATTAAAAGCATATGATCAACATTAAAGATAAAGTATATAAGGCTCTGACAGATGAAGGCCTTGAAGTCACTGATATCTATCCTAAGGACTGGGCAAAGCTTCCAGCAGTTCAGTATGTTGAGGAAGATAACAGCGTGGGGCTAGTATAAATTTAGTGCCAGTCAAATAGAGAAAATATCTAAAAAAAGAATTGAAAAACATTCGAAAGAATACTAGTCTGAAACATGAAAATAG